GGCTTGAACACCGTGGCCAGCTCGCCGTGCTCGTCGACGGCATACCTGGTGCGCTTGAGCACGTCCCGTCCGTTGCCGCCGGCCTCGTCGTACAGCCGCTCGAGGTCGATCGCGTTGAGGATGCTCCCCGGGTCCTGGGTCTCGGTGATCGGGGAGGTGGTGCACTTGCAGTGATCGTGGAGCGGGGCGAGCGTGCCGATCTTGTACTCGCGGTCCGAGGCGACCAAGCACAGCCCGCACGTCCCGCCCTTGGACAGCTCGGGATGCACGACCCGGCGCTGGCCGAGGATCGGGACCCCGGCCTTCTCAGCCCGGCGTAGTGCCTCGGCCTCCCCGAGACGGGCGGCAAGCATGGCGTTGGTGTCGGTGACGCCGTCGAGCTGGGTGAGCGCACGGGCCATCGCCTCGTTCTCGTCCATGCCCTCGGTCACGAGGAACCGGAACTTACGCGCGGGGCGGTTGTACGCCTCGGCGGGGTCGCCGGTGATGGTGACCCGGACCTTGCTCGGCTTCTCCCCGTCGTCGCCGGTGTAGGTGACGGTCGTGCGCTTGCGCGGGGTCGTGCGCGCGGGGGCGTCCTGGCGCGTGCGTACGCGCGCACGCGAGGGAGTGATGATGCCCTCGTCGGGGTCGAGACGGGTCCCCCGGACCTCGGAGGGGATCTGGATCACCTCGCGGTACTCGAGGTCGAGGGCGGCGAGTTGGTTGAACTCGGACTCGGCGGCGACCATGCCGACCTGTTGCTGTGCGGCGACGGTGATGTCCGCGGCCCTGGAGGCGAACCGCGCGACCTCGTCACCGTTCCACGGGTTCACCTCGGCCCACAGTCCTCGGATGATCCGCTGTGCCTCGGTGACGATGTTCTGGCGCATCGCCCCGGCCGACGAGATGACCCGGCCGGCGTACAGGGACGGGGTACCGACCTCGGCGGTGACCTCGTCGGCGGCCATCGCAGCGAGGACCGCGGCGGTCGCCGGGTCGAGGCCGGGATCGACCGGGGCGGTCACGGCGTCACGACCTCGTCCTCGTCGTCATCGGTCGGCGGCGCGGGCGGGGCCGGGGTGCCGCGCATCCCGGCGGCGAACTGGCCGGCCTGACCACCCGGCGCGGCGGTGCCCACCGAGGCGGTCCCTGCCATGAGACGGTCGGACACGAGCTGTTGCTCGTTCTCGGCGGCCTCGGCGGGGCTCATCTCGAGGATGTTGGTCGCGATCTTGCGCTGGGAGACGGTGCCCTTGAGCTTGGTCGAGGCGTCGGCGCGGTCCGCGAGCGAGTAGGACTCGATCGAGCCCCACAGGATCTGCGTGCCATCGGCACGCTCGGGCTCGCCGACACACGCGAAGGCCAGCTCCCACAGATGCTGTAGCCCCGGGGTGAACCGCTTGCGCCGGTCCTTGACCTTGAACACCAGCGACTCACGCATGAGCGCGGCCCCCTCGGCTGACCCGTTCGCGGCGTCGGGGGTGATGAGGTGCAACGGGGTCGAGGTGACGGCGGCGAACTCGCGGAAGTCATCTTTGACCGCCGAGAGAATCGGGGTGAGGTCCGCCTGCGAGGACTCCCAGAACGAGATCCCCTCGGGAACCTGCCACAGCGCGCCGGGATCGGCCTGGAACACCTCGGCCCAGTCGACCGGGTCCGAGGGCTCGTCGTCCTCATAGTCGTCATCGTCGGTGCCGTCGAGGTTGCCGACAACCGCGCGCTGCCGGAAGGACTGGTACCACGCCAGGACGAGACGCTGGAGAACGGTGTCGGCGATCCGGTCGACGAGGTCCAGGTGGTTCTCGAACTCGCCAACACCGCCGAGGTTCTCGAACATGACCATCGGCACGTCGCCGAGATCCGGGGTCAACCACGTCAACTCCTCGGGCTCGCCCGACCAGTCCCACTCGCCGCCGGAGAACACACTCGTCATACGCGCGCCCGACCGCTCGGCGCGGTAGACCTTGCCGTCGAGGAACAGCATGGCCGTCTCGACCCGGCGGGCGTCGTCGTAGAACCGGCGCATGGCCGCACGCAGACGGCCCGGATTCTCGGGGTCCTTGTCGCCGACACACCACCGGGGATCCTCGGCGACGAGCAGGGGCTTGTCGCCGCGATTCTTCGGGGGCAGGACCGTGGCGTAGGCGTGGCCATAGGTGAGCACGTAGTCGATGAGGTCGGTGCACATCGTGGCGAAGTTGGACTTGTCCGCGATCTCCCGTGCGAGGTCGTCGCCGTCGGTGTCGTTGTCCGCCGCGGTGGACACGCCGAGGACCTGCATCCGGTCGAGCATGGCGTTGATGACCATCGGGGACAGGTTCACCCGGGCCTTGCGGAGGATCTGGCCAAACGCCTCGGAGTGCTTCGCCGACAGGTACGGGAGCCGCGGCCGGCCCTGCCGGTAGTCGTACAGCAGCCGCATCCGTTCCCGCTGACACAGCCGGTGCCGGGGATCCTCGTCCTGGGGCATACGGTCGAGGGCGGGACGTAGCTCGGGCTTGCGCAGGAGATACCGCAGCCACCACTCGGGGGTGCCGTACTCGGCGACCAGGTCGGGGTTCATCGGCATACGGGCATCCTCTCACGGCGTGAGGCCATCGTACTACGCTACTCGAACCTCTCACGGCCATCGAGGCTGTGGTGCGTTACCAGCCACCCGTCGGGCCCGTGCGGGTTGGGGACGCACTCGACGTCCGGCCCGCACGGGCACTCTTCCGAGTCCTCGTGCTCGATGAGGTCGCCCACGGGCTCGACGTGGATCGTGGCCATGTCTACTTGTCTTTCCGTCGCTCAGCTTCGATCTTCTCGGCGACCTTCCGCACGACCTCGTCGACAGTCGACCCCCGCGGCGGCACGTCCTGATTCCTCGACATGCGAGCAAGGGCGTCCCGGTCTACCCTGACCAGCGCACTCGGGGGTGTATACCCGGTGTTGACAGGCCCGTCGGGGCCGATCTTGCAGTCGGGAACATTCCGGGGCAACCACCGGTCGAGGCTGAACTCGTTGGCCTGCATCGCGGCCAAAGCCTCGGCGGACTCCCTGACCATCTTCTGTGCCATCTCCCGCGGGGTGGGCGGCGGATCGAGCTTGCGCGCGGCCTTGTGCAGGATCCGGGCGAGGTGCTTGCGGATGGTCACTTGTCGTCTCCCTCGTCGCTGCGGGTATGAAACTCGCCGTGCAGGGTGATCGTGCCGGCGTCGGGATCAACGGCACGAATGCGCGCCCCTGCCAACTTTGGATGGTTCTCGATGACCGCGATCAGCAGATCCCGCAGATCCGCGACGGTGGGAATGCGGTGTCTGTCATCCTCTTGGATCTCTGCCAGCTCAGCGTGTAGTGCGATCGTTGTGTCCCTGATATACGCCATGATGGCGCTCCCTTCGTCGTGGGTGTGTCCCTGCGTGGTGCCCGGGGCCTCGAACCCCGGTGGCTGCCGGTGCACCTGCCCTGTCGTTCTCCATGCCAGACCGCGCCCCTCCGCACCGCGCCTTACCTTGCCGTGCCGGGACTCGCCCCGCGTGCCCTCCCAGGACTCGAACCTGGGTGTATGCCTCTAGGGCTACCTTGTCGTTCTCCATGTGAAGCCTAGCCTCACCAAGCCTTGCCATACCCTGCCGTGCCCGGCCAGACCTCGTGCGTACCCGGGTGGGGAGTCGAACCCCACCTTCGACCATCCGGGCTACCTGTTCTCCATGTAAAGCCGCGCCAAGCCATGCCTCACCGCGCCGTGCCTCACCGCGCCTAGCCAAAACCATGCCCGGCCGTGCCCTCCCAGGACTCGAACCTGGGTGTGTGCCTCTAGGGCTACCGTGTCGTTCTCCATGCCCCGCCTTGCCTCACCTCGCCCGACCAGACCTCGCCTTACCGTGCCGAGTCCTGCGTGCCCGGGTGGGGAGTCGAACCCCACCTTCGACCATCCGGGCTACCTTGTCGTTCTCCATGCCGTGCCACGCCCGGCCCCGCCCCGCCCAGCCATGCCCCGCGTACCCGGGTGGGGAGTCGAACCCCACCTTCGACCATCCGGGCTACCTGTTCTCCATGTCTTGCCGCGCCTGGCCCAACCGGGCCAAACCTGGCCGAGCCCTGCCTTACCGAGCCCCGCGTACCCGGGTGGGGAGTCGAACCCCACCTTCGACCATCCGGGCTACCTGTTCTCCATGTCTTGCCGAGCCGCGCCCCGCCGCGCCTTGCCAAGCCCAGCCCGTCCCGGCCAAGCGTGCCCTCCCAGGACTCGAACCTGGGTGTGTGCCTCTAGGGCTACCGTGCTACTTCCCCTCCCCCTTCGCCTTGACCTTGGCCTCCAGCCTCGCCATACGCTGCCGGACCTTCTCGAGCTCATCGGTGGTGCGCTCGGCGGACTCCTTGTGCTCCGCCATGAACGCCTCGACCTGCTGCCGGTTGGCGTACCGCAGGTCGGCCCGGCGCTGGAAGTCGAGCTGTGCCGCGAGGGCCGTGGTCGCCAGCGTGATCGCCACCCGCTCACCCTCGGTGAGCGCGGACAGGTCCACGTGCGCCACCTTGGACTTGGCCCGGACCAACGCCCGCCGCGACTTGCGCTGCTGCATCACGGCGAGGCGGTGGTGCTCGTTCGGCGCGACCACCCGGTACCCCTTGCGAGGCTCGGCCTCCAGCGCCTTGGACTGGTGGACCTCCAGGGACCGCTTAGCCCCGTTCACCGCGCGCTGTACGCCCTTGACGTCGTCCAGGTCCAGCCCGAGACACTCAGCGATGTCCTCGTACGCCACCACCTCGCCGGGGGTCACGTCCTCGAACAGCTCGAGCAGCATCGTCCGCTGCGACTTCTCTTTGGCAGGGGTGAACATCACTCGACCACCAGCTCGTGCGTGAAGGTGCCGAAGCGGGGACGCCAGTCGCCGAGCCCGATCATGCTGCCGGCCTTGCCGATGAACTGGTCGAGGCTCTCGGGGTCGAGGATGTTGGGGTCGATGATCCCGTCGAACTCCACCGCCCACTGCCGGAAGATCGGGCGGGTGCGGATGATGCGCGCCTGACCCACCTTGACCGAGGCGAAGTGGACGTGGCCGGAGGTGTCGCCGTCGTTCCACAGCCCGCCGATGTCACGGGGGCCGTCGTACACGAGCGGTGCCTGTGCGGTGGTGATGCGCACGCCGCGCTTGACGTCCTGGCCGTTGCGGGTGAGGCCCGCGGCCTTGGCGAGGCACGCCTCCAGATTCTCGGCCGGGATGTACGGGCCGAGGTCGGCGTCGTGGTACAGCCCTCCCATGAACTCGAGCCGACGCATCTCCCACTCGTCGTCATCGGTCTTTTTGGTCCGCTTGGCGTTGATCGCAGACATGGCCTTGGTGATCGGGTTGAACTTGTCCGAGAGCTGCGCGTTGTGCATGAGGATCGGAGCCTCACCCGTGAGGGTGATGGTGAAGTTCTTCATGGTGCGGGTCCTTCCCAGTCCGGCGAGGGCGTCTCCCTTGCTCGTTGTCACTACAGTAGCACACTTAGCTACTAGCGCAACATCTGAGCGCAACTATTTTTCGACTACCGGATCCGCGCGACCCGTCCACGCCCCCGAGCAGCCTTTTTGCGCTCCTCCTTGCTCGGCTTGGTCAGCAAGTCCGTCCGGGCCTTCCAGGACAGGCACGCCGCCATCGCCGCGTCGAACTTCCGGTCGGGGTGCATCTTCCCGAGGATGTGCAGCTTCTCGCCGGTGTCGACGTCGGTGAGGTTGGTCTTGTGCTTGCCGGCGTTGCCGATGTGCCTGGTCAGGTCAGGCTCGCCGCCGTGGCTCACCTTCCCGGTCGCGATCGCGTCGGCGTACTCGGACACGGCCTTGACCATGTACCGGGTGCGGTTGGTCCACCACTCCTCGACCTTGTCCGGCCACCGCGCCGCCCACTCGCCGACGGTGCTGTTCCAGTAGGGCGGGTCACAGTAGACGCGCTGGACCCTGTAGGTGCGCATGATCTCGAGCAGTTTGGCGGTGACCTCCTCCTCGGGCACCTCCCAGTCCTCGGACTCGGCGAGCATGAGCGGGCGCTCCCACAGCCCGGCGATCTCCTGGAACCCCGTCTTGATGTCGGTGAGGACAAACGCCGTGGCGTCCCGGCGACGGGCACCGTCGAACCCCACGGTGACACGGGCACCGCGGCGGATCTTCTCGGGCTCATCGTCGTCGGTGCGCAGCTCGGCCGCCTCCCACGCCGCCAGGTTGAACGCCTGCGCGTCCGACTGGGTCCAGCGGTTGAGCCACAGACGCTCGAGCAGCGACTTGTCGACCTGCGGGTTCTCCCACTGCGCGGCGATGCCCTCCAGGTCGGACCACTCGGCCACGTCGGGGCCCGATGCCTCGCGCACGGCCTCGACACGCTGGTCGAAGTCGGACAGGTCGTACCCGTCCGACGCCTGCCGGTGCATGAAGAACAGCGACGGCCGCTCGACCTGGCCGCGGTCGATCGCCTCGGCCTCCCGGTAATCGTCCTCGGCCTGGGACCCCTGTCCGGGCTGGCCGGCGGTGGTGGTCGACATCGACCACGGATCCTCGCGGGGGCGCTTCGGGAGGTTCGCGTTCATCGTCGCGATCGCCGACTTGTGATTGGGCAGGTACAGGCGGTGGGTCTCGTCGAACCCGTTGAACGTCGTCCTCGCGCCGTCTCGGGCGCTCGGCGCGCCGGCGATCGGCACCGCCTTACCGTCGGGGCGCTGGTCCATGCCGATGCGGATGATGCGCTCGAGCGAGACGTCGAAGTAGTCGGGGTGCTCCTCGCACATCACCATGAGCGCGCCGTACGCGAGCTCGGCCACCTGTTCTTGTGTCGCGGCGAGCAACGGGATGTAGGGGTCGCGCACACCCCGGCCCCACGCGAGGGTGCCGTCATCTTTGTACCCGTTGAACCTCACAGGTGCCTCGGGGTGGAGCTCGGCGAAGGCGATCCACGCCATGAGTTCGGTCTTGGCGCTGCCCTTGCGGACCGAGAGGTTCACACGCTGGAACCGACGACGGCCCTCGCGCGCGTGACCTCGCGGAAAGTGTTCGTACGCCCGCATGATGAACTCTTGCTGGTCGGCATTGAGCCGCGCCTGTTCACCCTTGAGCGAGCCCGGGCCGAACGTGCACCACTTCTGAATGAACCAGATAACCTGCTCGCCGAGGCTCGGCCAGGCGTTCCGCGCGATCTCAGCTTTGGAGATCGACGGGACGATGAGTTGCCCCATCGCGGCCTAGCCTGTGGCGGACGAGAGTCGAGGGTCCGGTCCCTGAGCGCGCTTCGGCCCGGACTCGTTGCGACGGGTCGACGTCCGCTCCGATGCCTGCTCGCCCTTCTCGATCTCCCACTGGAGGGACCGACGGGACATGGGGGTGAGCCCGAGCTCCTTGATCTGCTGCCGGATCTCGGCCGCGGCCATCGTGCGCTGCCCCGGCGAGGTGTCCTCGTCCCAGAACTGTTGCATGAGCCGCGCGGCGACGTACAGGTTGTGCACGTCCGAGCCGGGGTCCCACTCGGGGGCCATCGGGGACGCCCACGCCCCGGCCCACCACTCCTCGACGCGCGGGTGCCAGTCGACGCCGGCGGGCAGGTCGGGGATGACGGGGTCGGCGACCTGGGACAGGGTCGACCTCGTCGTGGTCTTGTTCGTCCGTCGGCGTAGACCCTCGGGCTTGCTGGCAACCATGTCGACCTCCTATGCGCTGATCTGTGATCCTACCCGCTTGGCCAGGGCCTCGATGCGGGTGATGCGGTGCTCGGACCAGGACTCGCGGCTGCCGTCGGCGTGCTCGACCACGACGACCGGGGTGGCGAGGTACCCCTCGGCCTTGAGCGCATCGAGCGCGGCCGGGTCCTCGTCGACCTTGAGCACCTCGTGGGCGATGCCGAGCTTCTCCAGGGACCGGATCGTCCCTCGGCACGGGATGCACCCGGCCTTGCTGTACACGGTCACGCGGGTGTCGGTCGAGGGTGCGGGCATGGTGCCTCCAG